ATTGTCAACATGATTGGAGGACATCAACGCAAGCATAGAAAAGCAACAACCATTCAACCCATAGAGGGAGCCGATGAGGAAACAGCTAACCAATTTACTGATGTCATATCTTGGGCATATCAAAGGGACAATGTCTATAATACTATCTCTGATGCTTTTGAACACGGAGCTCTTACAACAGGTCTTTCTTTACTTGGTGTCTGGCTCGATCATACTCTCGATCCTGCATCTGGCGACCTAAAGGTTCAGCACTTCGCTTATAACAGTTACATGATGGACACCTTCTTTCGCAAGCAAGATTTGTCTGATTGTGGCTTTATTTGGACAAGACGTTGGCTAACTAAAGAGCAAGCTTCTTTATTACTTCCGGAGCGTGCTAAAGACATTATGGACATGGCACCGGTCAAATCAGGCAACAAAGACAGCAAATTTACATTCATGCCGGAAAACTACAACATGGCGACTCGTAATATGCTGCCTTATGACGAGTACTGGTATCAAGACACGCGAAAACAAAAACTCTTGATTGACACTAAGACAGGCGAGGTCATGGAATGGAGTTCGGACGACAAAGAACGCTTAGATTTATTCTTGGCAACCTATCCAGAGGTAAAGGTTAAGACTGTAACCAGACCGACCGTAAAATTAGCAATAACAGTCAATAGTAAGGTAATGTATGACGGAAAGAACCCGTTGGGTATTGATCGCTATCCTTTTGTACCTATCGTTGGTTATTGGGATCCTGACAATATTTATTTCTCTTGGAGGCTCCAAGGTGTGGTACGTGGTCTTAGGGACGCTCAATTTCTCTATAACCGCCGCAAGGTTATTGAGCTTGATATTTTGGAAAGCCAAATAAATTCTGGCATGAAGGCTATGGAAGGCTCGCTAGTTGATGACAATGACGTTCTCAAGAGCGGACAGGGGCAACCAATATTTATTAAAGCTAATGCTCCTCTTGGCATGGATTCTGTTCAACAGATCCCGCCGCCGGCAATTCCGCCAACTACAATGCAGTTATCCGAGGCTTTGGGCAATGAGATCCAAGAAATTAGCGGAGTCAACGAGGAACTGCTAGGTTCAGCAGACGACGATAAAGCGGGCGTTTTGAGCATGTTAAGGCAAGGTGCTGGTTTGGTTACCCTACAGCGCTTATTCGATCAATTAGACCTATCACAGAAGATCCTAGGCGAGATTACAGTTGATGTTATCCAACAGAACTGGACATTCGGCAAGATCAAGCGGATTTTAGGTGAAGAGCCTACTGACCAGTTTAGCAACAAAGCCTTTCAGAAGTATGACTCTAGCGTAGCTGAGGGGTTACTGACCAGTTCTCAGCAACAACTTGAATTTATCCAATACAGCAATCTAATGCAGATGGGACTACCTATTCCGCCAGATCTATTAATTGAAAAAGCACCGATCCAAGGCAAGAAAGAGCTTAAAGAAGCTGTTATGGCGCAAACCCAAGCTCAACAGAAATCTCAAGAGCGAGTTCAAGAGCTAGAGAATCAATTAGCCCAAGCAAATATCATTGAGAAGCAAGGCTTAGGGGTCGAAAGATATTCTAGGGTGGGCGAAAATGAAGCACTAAAAACTTCTAGGGAAGCTCAAGCTGTTAAAGATCTTAATTTAGCAACGCTGCATGAGGTGCAAGCAGCTAAAGAACTTACTGGTTTGGATTTAGACAACCTTGAAAAGTTTGTAAACATTATTAGGGTTATGAAAGGTCAGGAACAGGAAGACTTGGCCACTCTCAAAACCAGTGAAACTAAAATAAAACCTAAAATTAAATCTTCTTTAACCGCTCAATCTCCAACCATGTCGAGCGGGAGTTAGAGGGAAGGTCTTTAATGATTTTAAAAATATCTAAAGCTTTTTCAATTAAGACTTCATGTCTTCCAGAAAGATTATGGATACGGCTATGACAACTGCGACAAAGCGTGATGAAATTAGATTTGACATTGTTGAACGGATTCCCATCAATGTGATGAACGTCTGTTTTTCCTTCTTTAGTACAAATTTCGCAGATGTTAGATCTATTTTTAGAAAGTTTTTTAAAACATCCATGACCATGTTTAAATGTTGGAAAATGCTTATCGGAATAAAATTCAGTAACACATTTTTTAGAGCAAAACTTACCTTTATCGTATTCTTTAGCAGATTTAGTTACAGAAAATTCCTTCTGGCAGTGTTTGCATTTACAAGAAACCTGTCTTTCAGCTCCTTTATCCGAGCATTCTCTAGAACAATATTTCTTTTTAGAGTATTTAAGCCTGCATTTTCGAACGTCAAACTCTTTGTTACAAGAAGCGCAATTCATTCTAATCTTAGGTACTTTAAGAGCTTCATACGAGCATTTTGCAGAGCAAAAACACTCCTTTTGGTTGACGGTTCTATGCTTTTGAACGTCAAAGGGTTTATCGCAAATTCTGCATGTCAATTTAACTCTATTATTTCTAAACTTATGTTGGCAAATAGTAGAGCAAAAGAGGTTTTTATGCCTTTTAATCTTGTAAGCATATGTTTCAAAAGATTTGCTGCACTGGGAGCATTTTGTAATCATAAACAAGATGTTAGCACTAGAACGATTTATTGTCAACCTACAACCTCAGGAGCTAATGCGAAATAATATAATAAAATATGTAATATTTTTCACTTTATTAATAGGAAGTCTTTATTTATTAACAGGTTGCAAGCTAAAACATGCCTTTAGAGGGCAAGAGATAACAATACCAATCCGCTTTAAAGATAATAGTAATACAAAGGTTCGCCATATTTCAAAACAAGAAATGAAAGAATTTCAAGAAATTATTAAAAGAGATAGAGGAATTAAATGATAAGATATATTGAAGTATTTTTGCTTTTAGGAGCAGGATTGCTACTAACCAGTTGTGGTATAATTAAGGGTTCGAGTAATCCGGCAATTGACGAAGTTATTAAAACCGTTAACGAATCTGTTCCGGTTGATTCACCATTAGAGGAAATGATAGAAGATGTTATAGAGACATCTACAGGGATTTCTATAGATTTAACACCAGCATCACCTGAAAATGACTAAGATAACTTATGAGCTTGACTCAATAGAAGATAGCGGAGATCTTAAGCTTTATCAGATAGCCAATGACATGATGATGGCTCTATATAGGCTTCAAACATATAGTCGCAGTCTTTACAAAGGTTATTCAGAATTTGATGAAGATAAGGTATTAGATGAGCTAAACGATATTTTATATGAATCTAAGATAGGAGAATTGGAGTAATGCCAGTAAAAAAATCAACTAAGCTTGTAAAGAAGCCAAAGGCAGCAAAGAAGCGGAATATTAAGCTTAAAGGCACTCCCCAAGTAATTCGTTATGTTGTAAAGAAGCCAAAGTGTCCACCACCGTGCTTTTGTTGTAAAACAGTCGCATGGTGCAGCAACATCTTCGATAAGCTAAGGCTCTGGTAATGTTTAGGTTTGTAGCTTTAATGCTACTAATCTGGCTGGCCTATTGTTTAACCCCATTAGGGGATATTATGAGCGATCTTGCTGATACTATAGGCTATGCTGCCCCATTTCAAAAGAAAGAGTTAGTTATACCCAAAACAGAACCTAAGCGTGGTAAGTGGTAATCTTTACTTGTCAAGTAATTATTTGACTTGTATTGTGCAAATTGTAGTAAAACTACTTAAACCCATGGGGAATTTTGTTATGGAAAAATCTAAATCAGGTGCTAAAAAGGCCTCCAAGGAAGCTTCTGCTTTCTCTAACTCATCTAATGGAAGCTTGGACTATATGTCTAAACAAAGCAAGTTTGCTTCTAAAGATGCTTCTAAAATAAAGAGTGGTGCTATTAAAGATAGCCGTTACAAATAAAGATTTTATAAATTTTCAGGGTGGCCTGTTCTCTCCTTTTTCTCTCCTTTTGCCCTCTTCTGGTGTAGGTTACCCTGATTTCAATGGAGTTAGCAGATGGCTAAGAAGAGTGCTAAAAAGAGTATGTCAACTGTAGCCGATCGGCCTACGGTTGGTCAACTATTGGCAGATACTGCCGAAGAACATCAAAAAGAAAAGATTGAAGTCGGCGAGTTTATAGAAGAAGTCGGCAACAAAGAAATCATGAAAGAGGTCTGGCGACAGATCGATGCGCGTAAAGGTCTGCCCCAGTGGCGAGAGAAGTGGTATATCCTGCTATATTTCCGCAAAGACACTAGACTGCATCGGGTGATGAAATGTGATGTTATGAGTAGACACACGGCCCCCTCACTAGAAGTTGGCTTGACCTGCTTTTCTTTCGATCCAAAGACAAATAACTTGCTATTAGAATGGGTGCTACCTAATGCCTCTGCGATTCCTATGTTTCTAAAAAACAGAGATACGATGGACCCGTTTCTTATTCACTGCATTGATCGGTATTTGGCGGGCAAGCGTCCTGAGGTTTATCAGAAGGTTTAATTACTTTTGACAAGATATCTCGTCAACATTATTGTGACAAGAATTCTCGTCAGGTTAAAATGCCCCTTCTCAATTTGTCGAAGGATCGTCAGGGGCTACCCTCTTTCCCGTGGATAAACCCACGTCTCTTATTATAGTCCAAGGTCACGACTTATCCCCATCATACCACAACACACTTAATAAGTCTAATCTCCACTTTACACATTAATCCGTCCCTGCTATCAAGTAAATTATTTACTTAACAGCACCGTACATGCCGTTTTGTGAATATTTAAGCGTCAACAAGTGGCATCGCTAACCACCAAAAGGATGGATTATGACTGAAGAAGCTAAGACCGCCGTTACTGAACAGGACCTCGGCAATCCTGCGGCTACACCACAGGCTGAACCCAGCCAAGAGTCTGCTGCAACCGAAGAACCCACACAGGGCTCTAAGGAATTCAATTTCCGCGCTCTAGAACAAAAGAACGCAGATGCTGAAGCAAGGCTCCGTGAAACAGAAGCAATGAACAAAGAATTGATTGGGATGCTTAAACAAGGCAAAGAGCCGCAGCAACCACCGATGGAAGAGGTTCTTCCTCAGCTAAACCCTGACGATATCCCTGAATGGAGCCACGTTGAAAAATACGTGACCAAGGCTGTGGAGAAAGGCGTTCAGGCCAAACTAGCTAAACAGGAGAAGGATAGAC